CCTCCTGATTTAGCCTTTTCAACTTCTCGTTTTCTAGCCGAATCTCTGTCAGCAACTTCTAACTCATACAATTCAATCAGTTCATTGTGCAATTGTATTTTGTCCTGACTTGTTAATTCAGGCTCGTTGTCAATTAAATTTTTAACAACTCCTAAAACTCCTTTTTGTGGAAGTATATCGCCAACAAAACCCGGTATTTTTTTTAGTATAAATTGACCAACTTTTGTGTCTTTAAATTTTTTCTTTGACATTACTCAATAAATTTATATTCATCAAATGCATTAAAACTCGGACAAGCCTTTTGACTAAAATCCCTATGACCATAAATAACCGCTTTAGAATGCAATTTTTTTAGTGTTTTTAACAAGATTAAAAGACTTTCTTTTTGTTGTGGCGTTCTAGTATCTTTAGCGTCTAAACATTCGTCTAAACCTCCAATATAGCAAACACCTATTGACATTTTATTTTGGCCTCTAGAATGTGCGCCAATTTTCTCAATGTTTCTACCATAAGAAATTGAGCCGTCTAAGTGTACAATATAATGATAACCAATATCAGAAAAACCTCTTTCTAAATGCCAACTCTTTATTTCTTCGGCGCTTGTTTTTCTACCCTCAGGGGTAGCGCTACAATGTATTATGATTTTGTTTATTTGTCGCATTGTTTTTGTTTTAGAAATGTGATATAAGCGTAATTAAAAAGTTTTCAACTGTTGCAGTTGCTCCTGATTTATCTACTTTAACTTGAATTTTACAACCACTTGTTAAAATATCTGTATGCGTAAACAATTGAGTAGTTCTCGAATACCTTACCAAATCATTATTGTTTGCAATATTATCGTGCATAAATTCAACACTTTTTCCAGTATCAGGAAAATATAAACGTGCGTCTAATCTTGTGTTTGATGCACCGGCAGTTATATCAAAATCGTTTCTAACAATCATAACTCTACCCGCTCCAACTTCTGAAAAATCTAACGAGTTAGATGCAGAATCCCATAAATCGCCCGTTACAAAACTAGGCTTGTATGTTGTTATTGTACCGCTACCGGCCTTGTCATTTGTTAAATCCGTCCAAACGTTTTGCGTCAAGTTTATTGGCGTCGTAGTAGTTGCTGAATCTTCATAGTCAACCCAACCACCTTGCGAATCATACAAGGCATTTACTGAATTTTTTATTTCATTTATATTGGCAGCAGTTACCTTATTAACTTCAGGAAGTACTGAGGTTTGATTGTCTGATTTTGTTGAGAAAGTTATTTTAGCCATTATTTATATTTTATGATTGTAATTCGTTTTGTAATTCACTTTGTAAACCTCCAACTGCGTTAATTTGTTCAATCTTATTAGATAGTTCAATTATACCTCTAAAATAAGTTGAATCTGCTAGATCATCTTCTAGATAAGTAACGCCATTGTTTTCGCTTGTATAAACATTAAATCCGTTAGGCGCTAAATCAATATAGTTTGCAGACCTAGTTCTAAGTTTTTGTAAGCATTGAGATACCATTAAATTAGTATCTAATTGCCCACCATCATCCGAATAAAATTTTGAAATACATTCTATTCGTGTTATTGTTTCAGTTATGAATGATTGTTGGTTTTGGTCTGTTTCGTCTGTTGAAACTGAATAAACTCTAATCAATGGATAGGTTGCATCCGTTGGAATACGATTGTAAACCGGTACGGCGACATTGTTAATTAAAACGTTGCCATTTAATTTTGCAATAATTCCTTTTCTTACATAGTGAATCGCCTCTAACATCTTATTTTATTGCTTTTTTAATTTCGCCATTTAAACGAGTTAATAATTTTTTTAGACCTATTCTAGCAGAGCCAAAGAAAAACGGCTGAGGTTTCATATAACCCGGCTTTGAGCCTTTGAATTGTTCCGCATAACTCTTTGGTATTCCTAGTTCTAGCATATCATCAAAAGTTACAAAAGCACCCGTTCCAAATTCTAGGTAAGGCGCATATTTTGCTCCGGCTATAACTTCAACAGTTTTGCCTTTCTTTTCTGACCTTATCGATTGCCTTAATGTACCCTTGTCAACTGGTGCAGCTCTTTTTGCAATCCTAGCTATATCCATACCGGCCGAGCCTAGTTCTCTTGATAGCGTATTTTTATCAAAGGAACGTAAATTGTCTAACTTTTTTTTAAGTTGAGCCAAATCAGATTGGTCGATTTTAATATTCATTTTATTGAGATTTTGTTGCTAATAATTTAGTATAAAAATCTAAATCAAACTCATACTTTTCATTTATACGATAATTCTTTGTACCGCCCTCTAATGTAAATATATCTCCTAATTGAATTAAATCTGCGGTATTTTTACGCATCATTATTTCAATCTGAATGTCTTGCGTTCTTTTGCCTAGTTTATCGCTTATATCTCCGCTAATTTGCTTTAAGTTGCACCATACGGTTGCAACCTCTGACAAAGTAGAATTAAACCCGCCAAATTCATCAGGCGACTTAACTAATCGCTTTATTGTTATTTTAGAATCTAGTTTTCCGGCATCCATTAAATAAACATAGTTTTATAAGACGTTAAAATTTTTCTTGTTGATGTTGGTATTTCTGAAACATTATCTTGCTCAGTAATAAAATCCGCTCTATTATCGTAATATGTTGATATAAGTTGCAACATCGCTTGTTTTACTAAAGAATCATTTATCCCTAATGTTACATAGGTAATTTTAACTCTCTCGGCAGAGCCTCCATCTAGTTCAATCGTTTCATTATCTAAACCAAGTATTTCATAATCAGTTGTAGCCGTTCCGTCAATAGTTACCTCTGAAATACTAGCAATAGGGCCAAAAGGTAAATCGAATAAACCATTTGTTGTGTCTAGGTAGTACGTTCTATTTTTTGGAACAATATCTCTTGAAATATAATTTTCACACCATATTCGAGCCTGAGAAATCATTGCAGTAATTAAATTATCGTCTGCGCTTGTGTCAATACGTGCGTAGTCTTTAACATTTTGAGCGGTTAATATTTCATTCCCGGTTGTTGCGTTGATTTTAATTTGTCTCATCTGATTTGATTTCTTTATATTCAACCTTTAGTTCTTTAGTCTCAAAGGTTTGTTTCTCTTTCTTTTTAGATATTTTAGATCCTAAACCTTTTTTAATCCAGTTCTCAGCAGTATTTGCGTCTAACTCTATAACATCGCCCTCATTGTAACGCTTACCTCCTTTTAAAATGGATTGTTTTATTTTTAGTTTCATATTATGAATATTTTTGTAAAGATAAAAAAAAAGCGCCACATTAGTTTGCGACGCCTTTTCGTTGGAAAACAAAATTGAAAACATTTAAAGTTCTGCAAAGTTATTAAAATATTTTAAATATTTAGGCGATGTTAATTCAAATGATTTTTGTTTGCCGTCATTTTTTAAAATAAAGAATCCGTCTTTCTCTTTGTAGTAAATAGCAAAAAAATCTACGTCTTTTTTATTGTATAGGTTTTTCTTTGTGTCTCTTAAAAAAACTCTTGACCTATCTGTAAAGTTGTGAACTGATTTAATTTGTATTTTAGACAATCCTTTTGGCGTTTCAATGATGCAATCATACCTTGAAGTATGTAGTAAGGGAAAAGAAACGTAAAAGCCTTGTTCCATTGCAGTAGTCGCAAACTTGTATTCAGCTAAACATCCAATTTGACTGCTATTCATATTTGTAAAGATAGCAAAATAAAAAAAACCCACGTTTTAACGTAGGTTAGTAGTCATTAGAAAGCGTTTAGGCGCTATCTATTAGATGCGTTTAAGCAACTGAAACAACAATAGTGTTTGCCTAAAGAAACATCAACACCGCACTCCATACATTCGCTCCTTTCCTCTAAAGAATCTAAATGCTCGTTTAATTCGTGGTCAACTATACACATAACTTATTTTTTTCTAGGTAATTAATCTCTCTTTCTAAACAAGTAATCGCCTTTTCTAAATCCTCAATCTCTGTGTCTTGTTTTTTTACTCCCGCCCTTACAATGTATTTAACGGCGTTACCTCTAGCAAAAGATAAATTGTAATCGTTTGCAATATCTATGACGTCATAGTTTGCGCCATTGTCGTAGTGTTTTGGTGTCTTGCTCATTATACGTTGAATAATAATCCCGTTAATAATCTGACGATGAAATAGCTAGGCGCTAAAATCAATACTAAAGTTTGAAGTTTTTTCATTTTGTTTTATTTTAAAATTTCATTTAAGATTTTGTTTGCTTGTGTATCGTTATTTGCATTAGTGAATACAAAATCAACTAATCTTGATTCTGAATAACCATTGTTGAATTTTGCTTGTGCTTCTAAAAATAATTTTTGAAATGTCATTTTGTTTGTCTTAACGCGGTAGTTTGTTTCCCACCCTCCAAAGATAAAACCTTTTTTGGAATTAAAAAAATATTTTCACTTTTATTTAAAGTTTTTTTTCATTTTATTTATAAACCCTTGTAAATTAAGGGCATAAAAAAAGACCTAGAAATTAATCTAGGCCTTTCAAAATATATTATTTTAGTTATTATGGAGTCTCTAATGCTGCGATTGCAGTAGCAAATGATCCATTTACAAACGCATTTGGTAAGTAGTTTGTTAAAGCAACTCTTTCGCTTACTCTAACAGTTACAAAACCATCTCTTACGTTAGTTCCATCTTCTCTAAAGAATTCAACGTTCACACCTTGTCTAACCCATAACTGAGTACCAATACCGAAGTTTCCGATTAAGAAAGTTCCCGCAGCGATAGCAGTATTCTGAATTACTTTTACTCCTGAAAAAGAAGGTTGTAATCCGTTATAAACTTGGTCTTTCAAGTATTTGTTAGTTGAATCTTTTAACAATAAGATTTTGTTAAAGTCAGTAGGATTTAACATAATACAGTCAGCGCTATAATTCAATAATGATAATTGATTTAATGCAGCAACGATAACGTCAAACTCATTTGCAGAATCAACAGACTGATAAAATGCACCACTTGCAGATACATCAAAATCAGCTGCATCAGTAATGATACCACTTAAATTAGCACCAGTTCCGTCTCCGCTTAATATTTGAGCATCTTCCACTTCTAAAAGTTTCTCAGGCGCTCTTGCAGAAAGGTATGATGTTAATTGAGGTGTA